GTAGCCAGCCACCAAAGCCTCAGGCTTGGTCACCTTGTAGCCGTACACATTCAAACCACGCATGATGTTGCCGAACGTGGTTTGAGCACGCAAGGTTTCCACATTGGTGATTTGCGAAGCGAAGGAGATCGCATCGCGTGTACCAGCCAAGATGCGCCAGGCTTTGTAGTCGGCGTTAGAGCCAGTACCGCCAGAAGCGGCGTCTGCGCCCAAGTCGTTCGCTGTGGTCAGGTTGTTAGACACATACACAGTGAAACGGTCGATCATGCCGATCTTGCCGTTACGCAAGGGGGTGACAGAGTCGCCGGTCAAGTAGGCTTGCTTCAAGTCAGAGCGCTTGATCAAACCAGCCATCCAAGCGGGGATCACAGCCCAACGGCCATCTTCGGGCACGTTCTGCTCATCCAACACTTGACCCATGTCGAGCAACATGTCCAACACGTTGGAGCTAGTCACTTGACGGGGAGCGCCAGTAGCGCCCAAGTTGATGTCGCCAGAGATAGCGCCAGCAGTTGCGCCCTTGTTGGCGGTAGCTGCATCAGCGTACACAGAACCCAACACATCGCCGTCGATGGCGATCTTCATTTGCTGACTTGCGTCATTGGTGAAGATGTCCATCAACTTCACATCGGCCTGGACACTGTCCACATCGTCGATGACGACTTGGAAGTACTTGCCCTTGTCGATGTTCAACTCTAAGGGAGTGCTCTGCGGCACTTGGCTAGTCAAAGACATGCCCTTGGTGTAGTTGCTGATGGTGATCGTTGGGATGGTGCGGATGTGAATCTTGTCGCCTTGACCCTTGATCTCGCCTTCCCAATCGTTGTTGGTGATCTCGCCCAACACTGTGGACTTGTAGAACTTGACCTGCAACTTGCCCGACCATACTTCGGGGATGAAGTTGGCTGCGTAGTTATCGGTTGTTTGGCCACTTACATAGTAGCCGCTGGTGGTAGAAACTGACATTTGAGCACCTCAAGACGGTTGCTCAGGCAGGTTTAGCGAACGCGTCGTTCAGCAATAGCCGCCTGAATTTCACTATCAATGGCTGCCGCTTGCTCATCGGTGTACGCACCGCGCCGATCTTTGGCGTAGAAATCTGCGATCTCTGCGCGTGTCCAAATCTTCTTGCCCTGTGGGGGCGCGTCGACTCGAGACGTTGTCGGCGCGACTTGTGACTCCAATGTAGTGGAGGCAGCAGCCGCTGTACCTTCTTGAACCTTCTTGAACGCACTGAAAAAGCGGGCAACACGAGTTGCATCACGATTCGCTTCGGCTGTGGACAAAATCTGCTGGCGCTGGAATCCGGTCAATTCGTCGTGTTCGGCAAGCCACTTGTGGAATTCTGGGTCATCGTTGATCGCCATCCAATCTGGAACAGCTTTGGCCAAGTCCTCATAAAACGTGGCTTCGGTGTTCGCGGTTGTCTTGACTTCAAATGAATCCAGTTTTGCTTTGAGCTGCTGAATCTCTGTGTCTTTGGCTCCGATTTCTTCACGCGCTGCGCGACGAATCAGATCGACCAGGGGTTCACCAAACTCTTGCACTTCCTCGGGCTTGATGAGCGGCTCCTTGCTGGATGCTGCTTCAAGCAATTCAATTCTGTCTTTCAGCCCTTTGAGTTCAGAGTCACGCTCTTTCAACTGCTGATGCAAACGCGGCACTTCCGCGTTGTACTTGCCAGCAATCGTTTTGTACCTGGCTTCCCACTTGTCATCGTCTCCCGCAGTCGGGGCTTGAGCTGGTGGTGCAGGTGGCGTTGCATCCGTAGTGGTAGCCGCTGGGTCAGCCGGTGGCTGGGGAGCTGGCTCAGGAGCGGGGTCCGCTTCTGGTGTTTGTCCATTACGAGCTGCCTGAATTCTTTCGAGCGCTTCGTTCGCCTTTCTTTCCGCCTCAATGACGGCGCGTGGTAGTCGGTCCAATTAAATCTCCTGAGCCTTACCCTCAAGCCATTGGGTCCTTGCGGTGTCCAACTCTTTCAGTCCGGTGTTCAAGTGCCAGTGAACGCCACTGGTCGAGCGTTGCCCCAACGGGGCGTTATTTCTTTTGCAACTTGTAGGTCAGCTCTCGTGATTTGGCTGCGCGATCAAGCAGCTCACCCAAGACCTGTATCCCACCTTGTTGCCAACGCAAGATGATTTCATCCTTCGTTGTTGCTGAATCGCTGCGCAGTTCCTCCAAACATTCTTGGAGATACATACGCAACGCTTCAAATTCACTGTTGCCCTCTAATGAGGCCAACGCTGCAATTACTCTAGCTGGGGTTTGCTTTAGCACTGCAACTTATTTCTTCTTGTAGTTGCAAGATTGATCAGAGCGAACTCCAGGGCCACCAGCACCGGTGCGCGCATTGGGCGCGACCATGCCGCCGTTGGCCATCTTCTTCACATAGCCACCGTTCTTGTAGCCCATAGGCATGGTGGCTTCTTTGCGTTCTTCGGCCATTGTTTCTTTGCCGCGGTAAACGCCTTTTGCTTTCACTGTTGGTTTTGCTTTCATGATTGACCTCATTGTTGTAGCGCTGGCTGTTCAGGCATGGGCGCTTCGGATGGAGCTGCTGGCGCAGCAGGTGTGCCTTGACCTGGCATCTGTTGTACGGCAGCGTTGAACTGAGCTTGTTTCTCAGCCTTGTACTCGAGCATCTCGGGCGTGGGCACAAGACGGTTGGTGTCCATTTGCAAGTTGTCTGCCACTTCGCGTAGCAGGTAGGCGCGGCCGCCGATGCCGATGATCTGCATGTCGACAGGGTTGGCAGTCATCTGCAAGAACTGAGCACGAGCTTGGTTTAGCTGCTCCTTCTGGACCAGACCCAACGCACCCTTGCAGGTGATGGAGAAGTCGCCCTTGATGGAGTTGTCTGGGTCGTACATCATGTTGTGCATGTACAGACGGCTGACCA